TGCCCGAGTAGCCGAGCGAGATCGACGATGCTGTCCCGGCGTGCTTGCGCTTGTCGATGTATCCGCTGATCACGGTCTGCCGGCCGATCGTGACCTTGCACGGATCTTCCTCGACGATCGGCCACAGCTGGCTCTCGTCGCCCCATCGGTCGCTCACGTCGAGCGAGAACGAGCCGGCGAGCGCCTCGATCGATCGGGTGATCCGAACGCCCTTCCACCCCTCGTATGCCACGCCGTTGACCAGCAGCCGGACCGTGGTGTCCGGATCAGCCATTGCTGAGCACCTTCAGGTCGCCGACGAGGAACCCAGGGTGACTCACGCCGTTGCGCGCAAGCACGTCGGCCTCGAGGTCGACCGAGCCGTAGAGCTGATAGGTCAGCAGGAGCGATGGGATCGCGGTCCGCCGCGTCACCGTCACGACCCTGGCGAGCGCGGCGTCGCCCGGCACGGCGCGCGCCACGTCGGACCGTAGCGTGACCAGCGCCGGGTACGCGGTGTCGCCTGCGCCAAGAGCCTGCTCGTCGAGCCGGCTGGTCACCAGGTCGCGGGCCGCCGTCGCGTCTTCGATCGAGACGTAGGGCACGGTGGGCGACAGCCGGGCCGCCTCGATCGCTGCGACCCGCCGCAGCGCGCCGCCGAGCGCGTCCAGGTTGGCCGCCTCGCGGATCCGCGTCGCGGTCAGCAGCCGCACCGGCAGCGTGACGATGTCGTCGTAGACCGCCGCCAGCGCCGCCAGCATGGCGCCCGGGGCGGCAACCGACGTCGCGACCAGCGAGGTGATGGCGCCGCCGAACAGGTCAAGGATCGTGTCCGGCGCCCGCACGAGCGCCGCCGCCCGTGCCGTGATCAGCGCGGCCTGGCTGTTGAGGCTGGCCAGTTCCTGCGTCGTCGTGATGACGGGCCCGAGCCGGGCCGTGAGCGCGGCCGACGCCGTCTTGAGCGCGTTCTCGGCCGACGTCAGGCCGAACGCCGGCATGCCGAGCGGGGAAAACTTCGCGGCGAGCTCGAGCTTGACGGCCGCCCGCGTCGCGTTCGCGCTCGACGCCAGCTTGCCGACCGAGTCGGTGGCCGCGACCGGAACCAGCGTCTGCACCGGGGTCTCGAGGAAGTCGAGCTGGAACGTCGCCATCCCGGCGCCCGCGATGGTCTCGCGGACCGTGTAGGTGTCGCAGATCGCCCGCCGGGTCCCGTAGTACGGGTGCACCAGCTGACCGACTCCATCCGCCTCGAGCGCGGTCAGCAGAGCCTCTTTCTTGGCGAGGTAGCCGTCGCCGATCACGTAGCCGGTGATCGGAAACTTGCGCGCGCGCCGACCGAGGTCCTCGACGAACGGGTCATCGCGCTGGGGGAATTCGTGCGTGACGGTGCGCCGGCCGCCGCTGCGCGCAGATTCTTCGACGAAGAACGCGGCGCCGCGGAACGAGGCCCCGATGAACGACTTTCCGTCGATGACGACGCGCGCCAGTTCGTCTCGCCACATCAGAACCCGCCGAACAGCTGGTGGCCGACATTGAGGTCCACGGCCGCGGCCCCGCGCGAACTAGCGCTCGCCTTCGTTCCCTGCGGAGCGTTCGCGATGTCGACCTTGATCGAGACCTGCGCGGGTGCGCCGGCGGCGGACTCGGGGACCGAGAGCGACGGCACCGCGAGCACAGGGACGGCATCGCGGAGCCCCGGGATCGCGCGGGCGATGCCTGTCGCTCCGCTGTTGTCGGTGTCGCCGCCGAACTTGTCGTTCGGGACCAGGCCGGGGATCTTGAGGATCTGGTCCGCGATGCCGCCAGAACCGCTCTTGTGCTCGAACGGATCGAGCGCGGCCTTTACCTCATCCCAGCGAGTAATCAGCTGCTCCAGCGCCAGCACGATCGACGCGATGCTGAGCAGCACCCATCCGAACGGGGTTGCCAGCAGTGCGACGCTCAGGGACGCGATCGCCGACAGCAGCGGTCCGGCGACGACGGCAGCAGCGAGCGCGGCCGCGACCTTGAGCCCACCGATTCCGTCGACGAACCCGACCACGCCGGCAACCGCTCCCTTGACGACCACCACGACGTGATCGATCGCGGCCGGCAGCTTCGCGCCGATGTCGGTCGCCCATGCCTGGATATCTCCTCGGTGCTCGACCAGCCACTCCGAGAGCTTGTCGATCACGATCTTGAGCGCTGGCGCGAGCCCGGTCACGAGCGCCGCCTTCACGCCGTCACTCGCTGCCTTGAGGTCGACCATCGACTCTTCGACCTTGAGGGAGCTGTCGACGGCGCCCTGCTGCGATCCGGCGAGCCGCGCGTACGCGACCATCTGCTCCTGGATGCCCTTGGAGCCGTGGGCGAACGCCAGTGCAAGAGCGCCGTCGCCGAACACCTTTTGCGCGAGGGCGGCGCGGCGCGTGGCGTCCGGCAGCTTGCCGATCGCGTCGGCGAGCAGCCCGATCGCCTCCTGAGTCCCGTGCGCGGCGACCACCTGGCGCGCCAGCGCCGGTGATACCTGGTTGAGGAACTTGAGCATCCGCCCGGTGCCGGCCGATGCCTGCCCGAGGTTCTGCGTGAGCGTGGTGATGCCACTGTCGAGTTCGTCGACCGGCACGCCCGCCTTTTGGGCTGCGAACCTGAGCCCGGCCAGGAAGTCAGCCTCGACTCCAGCGCGCTGAGCGGTATGGCCAAGCGTCGCGAATCCATCGACGAGTGCCATCACGCCGATCACGGCGCCGGCGAGAACACCGCCGACCAGAGCGACCTTGCCGAGCAGGTCGGACAGCGCGCTGCCTACGCCAGAGAATCCGCCCTTGACCGCATCGAGACCGAGCAACCCGAGGTGCTCGCGAAGCTCGCCGAGTGCCTTTCCCTGATCCTTGATCGGCTTGGTCAGGACGGCGAGCTTGGCGTTGATCGCCTGGATCTTGGCCGTCGACTGGTCGACGGTTCGGATCACGATCGAGAGGGCTGTTTGCTTATCGGCCATGGCGCTTGTTGATCTGCTCGATCCAGAACTTCAGCTCCCACCCGTCGGCGCCCAGCGCCCACAGCTCGGATGGTGCCCAGCCGTAGTGCTCCGCGAGATCGGCTAGAGCGCCTTCCCACCGCCGCGGCACCGCGCGAAAAAAGCGAGCGCGATCGCGAGTACCTCCTGCACGTCGTCGGGCGCCAGCATGTCGAGCATGCCGGGCGGCTGGCCGCACAGCTTCGAGGCGATCATGAGCAGCCGATCGACGTCGGGGAGTCTGTCGACATCGAGGCTCATTCCGCGCAAGACGCCGAGCGTGCCGCGCTGGAACACGAGCGACGTGATCAGCGTCTTGCCGAACTGCACCGGCGTGCCCAGTTCCATCGTGCGCGGCCACGTCTGCTCGCCCATGATCTCGTTGGCGACAGTCTCGGCGCTCGGGGTGATGTCCGGCATCAGATCTCCTCGGCGTTGTCGGGGTCGGCCTCGAACTTGGTGGCGATCTCGCCCTCCTCGGCCGTGACCTTGCCTTCCTCCGCATAGTTGGCGTGGCCGAGCTTGATCGTTTTGCCATTCTCGAGCGTGACCGTCACCTCGGCATCGGTGATCGAGGTGAGCTTGCGCAGGTCGAAGCCCTGGCCGCCGTCGGACAGCGCGGCCTCGATGTACGCCGGGATCCGCGTGATCTTCACGCCGTGCCGGCGGTCCACGCCCATCACGGACTCCTGCTTATCGACACCGAGGCTGTACTGCACGCCGCTCTTGCAGAGGTACACGACTCCATCGATCGCGAACTGCTTGACGCCAAAACGAGTCTGAGCCATGGCGATTGCCTCCTACAGGCGGAACTGGACTTGAGCGCCGACCACGATCAGCTGGTTCATGAGGTTGGGGGGCAACATGAAGTCGAGCCGGTTCGGGTCGGTCGGGTTGCGGCTCACCACGAGGTTCGCCTTGAACGCGGGGAGATTCTGGACGAGCCCGAGCTGCTCCATGTCGGCGAACCAGGTCAGCGCGGCGCCGCGCCCGAGCGCCGGCGTCATCACGGCTTGGCCCTGCGCGAACCGCGTGCCGTCGTCGGCGAGCTTGTGGCGCGGGAACTTCGACGCCATGAACGACCGGAACGAGAACCGCAGATACAGCAGCGTGAGTATGGTCGTCGCGTCGAGATACGCGGTGTCCGGCTGCCCGCTCGGGTTCGTCTGGTACGTCGTGATCATCCTGTCGAGCTGTACGGTCCCGCCGGTGACGCCCTTCGTGGTCGCGATGCCGTCGAACAGCAGGGCGTTGCGCTCGAGCGGATCGAACGTGTCGAGCGGCGCGCCAGCGATCGCGTTCGCCATCGCGAGCGTCTGGAACGGCCGCGCCGGGTCGATCGCGCCGGCGAGCGCGACCAGCGCCGCGACCTCGGCAGCGAACTGCGGCGGCGAGGTGAGCGGGTTCGCGCCGGCCTGCGCGACGATCGCCGAGTAGGGGCTGTTCCGCCCGGTCCCCAGCGTGGCGAGCGTCGACAGCGTGCCCGACGCCGACGTGATCGCGAGCCCGTCGATCGCGCGGATCGGTCCGGCCCGGGACAGCAGCTCGGCCTCGATCGCGGACAGCGAGGTCGCGTCGGTGTAGGGGTGCGCCCAGATCTCGAACCACTGCGCCGACATGTTCGCGATCAGGTTGGTGAGCGTCGGGTTGGC